GGTAGCAAGGCCGCGTTTTTCAATCAGTGGGTGGCTTGGTTCTTTGGTTAATCAACGGCTTGCAGTGAAATGACCGGAGTTAACCCGATGCAATCCGAAGTGACTCAGGCCGAATTCGCTGCCATCCGCGGTGTGCAGCCGCCGATGGTCACGCGCTGGAAGCAGCGCGGGCTGCTGGTCATGAATGCGGATGGCACCCGCGTGCGTGTCGCGGAGTCGATGGCCAGCCTCGACGCATCACTGCATCCAGGCCGCGGTGGTGATCGCACAGGACGTCAGCGCAGCGCGGGTGTCACACCTGCCTCCGCAGCGCCCAGCAGCGTCTCTGGCGGCGCTCCAGGCGATTTCGATGCAAAGGGGTACTACTCCGTCGAGGCCGCACGTGAGAAGCGCGCCTCGGCGCAACTGAAAGAGCTTGAGCTCGCCCGCGCTGCCGGCGAAGTGGTGCTGGCAGCCGAAGCCCGCGATGCCACCATGCGCCGCGTACAGGCTGCCAAGGCGACCATGCTGGCCTTGCCGCGCCGCATGTCTCCCTCACTCGCGCTTGAATCCGATCCCGGCACCATCGAACGCCTGTTGCGCGCCGCGATGCGCGAGGTGTTCGCCGCTCTGGCCGGTGGCACAGACGCCGCCGAAGATGCCAAGGAGGCGGATGCATGAGTCTCGATCTCGACGTTTGCCTCGGCGATGCCGATGCCGTGGTAGGCGCCGCATGGGCCGAAGCCTGGGCGGTGGCGCCCGAGCTTCTGGTGAGCGAATGGGCCACGCTGCATCGCAAGCTGCCGGCGCAATCATCGAACGAGCGCGGCGACTGGAACAACGCCAGGCATCCCATGCTTGTCGAGATCATGGACTGCCTCAGCGAGCATCATCCAGCCGAACGCATCGTGCTGCGCAAGCCGACGCAGTGGGGCGGCACTGAGGTGCTGATCAATGCGCTCGGGTACTACATGCAGCACGCCGAGCCCTCGCCGATTCTGCTGGTGGTGCCGGGCTTGGAAATGGCGAAGCGCCACGCCAAACAGCGCATCAACCCATCCATCGAGCTTTCACCCGCGTGGCGCGAAGCCGTGCCGCCGCCGCGCTCCCGCGATGCCAGCAACACTGACATGTACAAAGAATTCCGCGGCGATGGCACCTTCATCATCGCCACCGCGAACAGCTCCACCGGCCTGCGCTCCATGCCTGTTCGCATTGTCCTTGGTGATGAGGTGTCGAAGTGGAAGCGTGATCTCGATGGTGAAGGCTCCGCTCTCGAACAAGTGCTGGTACGCACCAGCACATACCAAGGCTCACGCAAAATCCTGCTGATCAGCTCCCCCACAATCGAGGGCCTGTGCATCATCTCCGATGAGTACAACGAGAGCGATCAGCGCGAATACTACGTCCTCTGTCCGCATTGCCATCACGAGCACACATGGCAGTTTGAGTTTCTGCTTTCCGATGGCCGGATGATTTGCCCATCCTGCGGCGAAACCTACGGCGAAGAACACAAAACGCGCATGATGTCTGCCGAGTGCGGCGCGCACTGGCGCGCCAAGTTCCCCGAGCGCGAGAAGGTGGGCTTCCACGCCAACGCCCTTTACACCCCCTATCGCATGGGCGAAAGCTGGGCCACGCTGGCCGCAGAACGTGATCGCGCAGAGAAAGATCCAGAGCGCCTCATCGCCTTCACCCAAACCCGAAAAGCGCTGCCCTTCGCCGGCGCCCGTGATCGCGCCGATGACGACGAGATGAAGCAACGCCGCGAACCCGGCTTGCTCACCGGCATCGTGCCACGCGGCTACTACCTGCTGACCGTCGGCGTCGATTGCCAAGCCGATCGCTTCGCCGTCCAGGTGCTGGCATGGGGCCCGGGCGAGCGCGCGGTGGTCGTATGGTGGGAAGAAATCCCCGGCGACCCAAGTGATCAAGATGGCTACCGCGAACTGGATGCCTTCCTCACTCGCACCTACGCCAAAGGCAGCCTGCGCATCGTGCCGCGCTGCGTGGCCATCGACGGTGGCAACTGGACAGAGGAAGTCGCCAAATTCGTGCGGACACGCCAGCGCCGCATGGTGGCCACCGGAGGTGGATACGCCGAACAGTTTGTCGTCGCCGTGCGCGGGCGCTCGACAGAGACAACCCGCGTCGTCAACCGCCCGCGCAAAACCGAAACCAACGCACGCGGCAAAACCATCGCACGCAGCGTAGGCGTGTGGGGCGTAGGCACCGTGGTCGCGAAGAACATCCTGTTCGGTCGCATCAATGCCGATGCCAATGCCGAAAGCATCGATGATCGGCGCATCCGTTTTCCCGGCGGCCTGCTGGAAATCGAAGGCCGTGACGACTCGAGAAAGCGCGGCCTGCAAGACGACTATTTCAAGCAACTCACCGCCGAGTATTACGACAAGGCCGTTAACCGGTGGATCCACGAAAAGAGCATCCGCAACGAAGCCATCGACACCCTCGTCTATGCCTACTTCGCCGCACTGCATCCGCACGTGCGCCTGGACTTGATCAAAGACCACGAGTGGGACGCGCTCAAGCAGATGCAGGAGCCATCGTCCGATGACCTTTTCGCCGCGTGCGAGTCACCCGACCAAGATACGGCCCCGACCTCGTTTCCCGGTGCTTCCCGTGAAACATCACCCCCGGCAGCACCAACCGCACCCACCACCCAGCCCCCGATCCCTACCAGCCCATCCCGGCCAACTGTTGCGCCGTCATTCCGGAGGCAATGGTGAGCCGCAACACGCTGCGCGCCCGGGTGCGCATCAACGAACTCACCGATGAGCTGGCGGTCGGTGCGGCCGTGCGGCTGCGGGTGGATTCAGACGACATCCGCGAGGTCGTGGCAGCGGTGGTGCAGTACCTGCTGGATGAGTACCCATCGCAAGACCTCTACATCCCCAGTTGCGCGCAATGGCCGGTGGGAGCCATTCGTGCCGACATGGCCGCCGGGCTTTCGGTGCGTGCGATCTGCAAAAAATATCGGATGGATCGCCGCACGCTGTACCGTCTGATCGACGACGCCGTGGCTGCCTGAACAGGTGCGGGAGTTTCCCCGAGAACTCCCGCACTCAAGTCCGGAACATGCTCGACCATGATGCCGAGCACCGCCACCCGCTGACATGACCTGGACCGCGCAAGACGTGTCCAAACTCAAGGCCGCGATTGCCAGCGGGCAACAGTCGGTGCGTTTTGGCGAACGCGAAGTGCGCTACCAGTCCACCAGCGCGATGCTGGAGGCGCTGCGCCAGATGGAGGCCGAAGTAGCCGCCGACACGGCACCGCAGCAGGCGACCAAGCGGTATCACTTCACAACGCTGCGGGGCTTCTGACGATGGGCGCGCTGGAATCGCTCATTCGCTGGATTTCTCCCGAGGCTGCCTTGCGCCGGCAGCGCGCCATGGCCACGCTGGAGCATGTCCGCGCTTACGAGGGCGCGAGCCGTGCGGACGGCTGGCGTCCACGCCGGCCAGGGGCCAGCGGCCGCACTGACCACGCCATCGATGGCCGTGAGCTGCGCACACGCGCACGGGCGCTGGCTCAGAATGTGCCCTACGTCCAGCGCGGTCTGGATGTGCTGGTGTCCGCCGCCATCGGCACCGGCATCGAGCCGAAGGCCGACGGCCGCCATGCCCAGGTGCTGGATGCGCTGTGGTCGCAGTGGATTGGCCGCGCCGATGCCGATGCCGCCTGCGACGTTTACGGCCTCCAAGCGCTCGCCTATCGCGCCATGAAGCAGGATGGGGAAGTGCTGATCCGTCGCCGCACGCGTCGTCCGGAGGATCGCCTGCCGGTGGCGCTGCAAGTGCAGGTGCTGGAAATCGACTGGCTGGACAGCAGCAAGACGGGCGCCGGCACGCACGGCGGGCAGATCATCAATGGCATCGAGTACGACGCCATCGGCCGGCCTGCTGGCTACTGGCTGTATCAGTCTCACCCCGGCGACATCCTGCGCGCACCGGCGAGCATGTCCAGCAGCTTCGTCCCAGCCCGCGACATCATCCACCTTTATCGCGCCACGCGGCCCGGCCAAGGGCGCGGCATCACCGCGTTGGCCAGCATCATCGCCCGCACTCGCGACCTGATGCTGTACGAGGATGCCGAGCTCGCCCGAAAGAATCTTGAAGCGCGCCTGGGCGTGCTGGTGTCGGGCAATGCCGACGCGCTGGCCAATACTGTGGACTCGATCACCGGCACGCCGGTAGACCTGCCCATCGGCTCGCTCGGCGAGCTGCCCAGCGGCGGCATCACAAACATCCCCGCTGGCATGGACACCACGCTTGTCGAGCCGAAGGCGGTGGGCGGGTATGTGGATTACTGCGTCCACAACCTGCGTTTGATCGCGTCTGGCATGGGCGTGCCCTATGAATCGCTCACCGGCGACATGACGCGGGTCAACTACAGCAGCGCCCGGATCCGGCAGATCGAGTTCCGCCGCGACATCGAGCAGGAGCAGTGGCTCGTGATCATCCCGGTCCTGTGCGATGCGCTGTGGCGCTGGTTTGTCGATGCCGCGGTGCTGGCCGGCAAGGTGCCGTCCGCCGATTACGCCGTGGACTGGGCGACCCCACGATGGGATTACGTCAACCCGGC